GATGCGGTCATGGTTGCTGTAGATCGACTGCGTGACAAACTCGCATATCTGGGTGTTCGTCAGCTCTTGGAATGCGTTTTCGTTCAGCTGTCCGACCGCATCCGAATAAGTGTCCCCGACAAGCTGGTATCCGAACCCGTTGTAGTAACATAGCGGGCGCCATGCGTTGACGGAATTCTCAAGGTCGTACGACTCCAGCTCGAACCACTTCTGTGTGCGGCAATTGTATACGAGCGTGCGCCCGGCGTTCGGGCCGTTCGCGTTCGGGCATGTAATCACGTAAAGAGGGTGCCCGTACGCGGTCGGAACGAGCGCGTAGCTGCCGGTCAGATTGATGGTGGAGAGAATCTGCTCGATACCTGCGTTCGAGATGATCTGCGGAGTCTGCCCGTTGCGGCGGCGCACGGTCTTGTCGTTCGCGATCCAGAACACAGATTGATCCTGCTTCGCGACCGCGTACGCGCAGAGTGGATGGCCTCCGATCTCCATGAAACTATCTGGCGCGCTGGAGAAGGGCGAGCCGGTCGGGTTGCCGGCGTTGATGTACCCTTCGGTCGTGCGCGAGCCGAACAACAGCACCTCGCGATGGTCGACGGTACCGCCGATGAATTTATCGGTCCCGAACTCCCGCGTGAACGATGCGGCGGTCGTGAATGTAATCTGCCCGCTACCGGAGACCTGACGTCCGTCATCGTTGAAAAACGTCGTGCCATTGATCGCGAGGAACACGATATAGGAGTCGATAAACCAGCAATCGATAGCGCCGAGCGCAGTGAAGAACGTGTTCGTGAGCTGCAGAGCGCCGGTCGTCGTGGTGTAGGTATACGCGATAGGCGTACCGGGAATCAGGATCACCAGGCACGCGCCATTATCCGTCATCCGCACAAATCGCGAACCGCCGAAGATCGGGGTGCCGACATTCACTGCGGTCAGGGTGACCTGGTCCAGTGCATCCTTCGTTGCGGAGTAGAGCACGGGTCCAATTACAACATATTGAACGCCCGCCATTTCCCACATGCCGCGCACAGGATTGCCGCTCCCGTCGCCAAAGCCGGGAAGCTGCGTGATGCCGGGCATGCGGCGCAGATAGGCGGGCGGAGTGACGTTGGGGCTCTTCGTGTCGGCGGGGGATTCGGTGTCAGCGAACTCAGCAAAGCAGCCGACGAGCTGCTTCGACGATGACCGGGGGTCGAGGTTCGTATACGAGCCGAGAGGGATGGGGACTGAAGTCGCCATATCAGATCAAATCCAGTTCGGGCCGCCCCACGGGCCGCCTTGCGGGCGAGACAGCTCTCCGAGATCGCTGTCCATGTACTGCACGGAACGCTTCGTAAGCAGCCGAAACGCGTCCTTGATCTGATTCGCGAGCGCGGAGGGGTCGTTCGGATCCTGCGCGGGTTCGATGGTCACGCCATACTTCGGCGCGAGCCATGCCGCGAGGCACAGCTTCACTTCGCCGATATCCTCGTCGCGCAGCGGAGCATTGTTTGCCACGTTCGTCTGCGGGTACCATCCGAGCCGCCATCCATCGCGCTGCTGCGACATGATGCGGTCGTTCATGAGGGTAAGGGCGACCTGGGTCTGCGTAGAAGAGGGCTGACGGCCATCCGCAACGACACCAATGGTCTGGAAGGCTTCGGTGATCATGGCTTGGATCGTGCTCGTCATGTCCTCCCCTGAAAATTAGGCCGTCTCTCCGAGCTGTCACGCCACTTTTCTAAACGGGGCGTTCCGTTTTGCGCCGGCCGGGTGAGGGCGGCCAGCAGACCCTTACTGGACGCGGAACCAGGTACGAGACTGCACGCCTTTGGTGATGTCACCGTTCAAGCTGTACTTGTATCGCAACGGGGTGTTCGTCGCCAGGCCAGCCGCATACGCCACGGACAGCGAGTCGCCCGTGTTGGCCGCGAGGGTCAGCGTAGTCACGCTGCCGCCAGCGCCTGAGACGTTGATCTCCGCGACCGCGCCGTCGGGCGGGTTGAGCGGAAGGTTCACGGTCAGCGCGGTGATGGCACCAGTCGTGTACAACACGAGATTCGACGTCTGCATCGTGATGGTTTGGCCCGTCGCCAGCGTACCGCTGGCGGAGTAAAGGTCAAACACTCCCGGCGCAAAGACGTCACTGTGCCCATAGGCACCTTGGATATTCGCCATTGTCTTGTTTCCTCTTGAGTGACGGGGCTAGCCAAAGGCACTAGCCCCTAACGGCTTAGGCCGGGATTTCAATGTATCGGGCAGCCAGCTCGGGGTAAGCGAGCACGACGCCGACAATCGAATCGAGACGCGCCGGGAGCACGTCATTCGACGGATCCCACTGTTGCGCGAAGCGGATGTTGTAACCCTCGAAGCTCTCCGCAGCCGTCATCTTCACGAGCGGGCTGAGATCGAGCATCGGCGGATTCGCAAACACGACCGCGTCACGGTACCAGCCGAGCGACTGCTTGATCAGCTGACCGGAAGTCGCCGCGATGGCCGCGGTGCCGGTCTGACCGAACACGTAGATCGCTGCGCCGGTCGCCGGCACGCTGTCCACGTTCTGGTACGCGCCGCCCGTGATGATGCCCGGGGCAATCGGAATCGAGATCGCGCCAGCGGTATCGCTGATGGTCGCGGTCACGACGAACTGCTTCAGGCGCCCAGCGACGCCTTCGTCTCCGGATCGACATCGTTCACGTTGGCAATCGAGATCACGTCGCCCGCGTTCAGGGTCGTGGTACCGGAGCCCCACCCGTTGGTGTTCAGCGTGAAGGTCGCGACGAACGCATTACCGACACCGCTGTTGCTCTGGCCCGCACCGTTCACTACAGGAGTGGATCCGGTCACGGCACCGATGACGTGGGTCGGCATCTTCGTGTTACGGAAGCAGACGAAGCCCGCCGCCTTGTCGGAGATGACACCCTCCAGCCATTGGTCACTGATCGTCGACTCGGGGTTGAAGAGGCCCTTGTTATCCTGCACGAAATACTGCGACGCTTGCGGCGTGGCAGTGAACGTGCGCCGGTCGTCTTCCGGAGCCAGGGTCTCGGTCAGGTACCGTTCGTTCAACAGCAATCCGTTGAAGGTAGCGGTCGTATTGTACGCGCCCGTGAACTTCGGCACGCTGTTGACGACAGCAGTCGAGATGTTCTCGATGCCGGCCGCCATGCGGGCCATCGCGGGTTCGAGGACTTGCTCCTCGAAGTTGTTCAGCAACATCGCGCGCTCCACCGAGGTGAAGTTGATGTCGACGCCGACCTGCTGGTTGACATTCAACGTCGCGAAGCGCTGCACGCTGTTCTGCGCGTTCATCGCGGCGCCGGTACGCAGGGTGTACTGGAAGGGGAGCCGGATAGAGAGCTGTTGACCGAGGATCACGCCGTTGATCGGACCCGGGAGCAGGCTCTGATAGTCACGGTTCGTGCGGCCCGTGAAGTTCGACTTGGCGTGCAACAGGACGAGCGCCTTTCGCGCGACCCATTGTGCCGTAATCAGTGAGTTAGCCATTGAAAAAACCTTCTGAGGTTAGGATAAACCTCGCAGCTTGCGTGCCGCAAGACGTGCGTTTTGTTTGCTCGCCCGATGCTGTCTCGCGAATTCGTCCATGCCCATTGATGGGTCGGTCGCATCGCGCTCCCGTGAGCGCTGGCCCGCGGGAACAGGTGTCGGAGGAGGCGGAGCTTGAGAGACGGACTTCTTGACCACTTTCGCAGCGGTCACAGGAACGCCCTTCGATCCGGAAGCGGCGCCTGCGGGAGCCGGGTTTGCCTTTGCATCCTTCGCCAGTTGAACTCGTATCGCACCAATCTCCGCAGCCTGGTCTTCGGGCGGAAGAGCCGCGATGCGTTTCGCTTCTTCCACATTCGTCGCCAGGTGATACGTGATTGCCGCGCCAAGTTCAGACTTCACGACGACCGCTTGTGCGGCCGGATGGAGCCGAGGTAATGCAGGGTTCTTGACCTTCGTGTCCCAGTCAGAGTGAGTCTTTTTGAAGTCTTCAATTCTGGACTGAAAAGTCGCAACCGCTTTTTGAGCTTCTGTCTTTTGGGCGGTTTCCTGCGTTGCCTGCTGCAGCGTCTCTTGGACGCCGAGCTTGATCGCTTTCCTCGTCCACTCTGCCGTCTTCTCGGCGAGAATGTCCGGATCGAAATTGATCTCTGGGTCAGTCAGCTTGGGCATCGGCCCGAGCTTGTCGGATACTGCCTCGGAGGCTTGAGCGGTCGATTCGGGGGCCGGTTTCCCGCCGCCCTTCAGTCGCTCGATCTCAACCTGCGCGGCCTTCAGTTGCTCCAGTGTGAGTTTGCCGAATTCCTTGTACCCTTCCGCCAGGTCGCTCGCCTCCAACATCTTGGAGTTGAGTTCCTGTATGCGTTTAAACGCTCTGCTCTGGGGCTTCGCAGGTTGGGCGGTGCTCTCTTGTTCACCTTCGGCGGCGCCGTCGCCTTCCGTTTCCCCTTCCTCCAGACCCCCCTCGGCATCAGCGGCTGCGGTGGACGAACCCGCATCATCTGCGTCCGAAGTCGCGTCTCCAGCTTCGGGCTGGTCCGTTTCCGCCGGGGCTGACGATTCCTCGGTGGCTGCAGGTTCCGCCTGCACGGGCTCCGGCTCTGTCGCGGCCGGTGCGGTTACGATTGGGTCAGGTGTCGCTGTCTGCGGCTGCTGTTCATACGCCGCAAGATCGTCTCGTGTAAAGGCCATTGTCTCGCTCCCGTGTCAACACAGCTCTACGCGGCTGCGACGCGATCTCACCGACGGGATTGTCGTGGAATTCTAGTTGCCACCGTAATTGCAGCTGGGCGACGCATAGGTCAGCGTCGAAGCGAGCGCGGCGGGGCTCACGGTTCCATTGCTAATCAGTGACGCGATGGTCGGGTTCACGGCCCCATTACCGAACCCAGTTACCTGAGTCTGTGCCGGCAGAGACCCGTTTGCCATCGCGGCCAGGATCGTGATCCCGG